CTTGTGACCTTGAGCATTAATTCATTAATCTTATCTTGCCAAATTCTTCTTAACCAGGCATCAGCCAGGTCAGTTTTAACAAGTTGCAGCTCTAATACCTGGATGATATTTAATAATCTATTTTCCATTTGCACTCTCCTTAAATTGCGAAGCCAGGCAAAAGCCTGGCTCCTATTACATACTAGCCCGAAGGCTAGTATGGTTCTAAAATAATCACTATGATAGTCATGTGACCTCCCTTGTGAACGTTTGTTAATCTTCCTAGTTTGTTCACTTATGTATACTTTTGGTTGGTCTTTAATCATAATTCATAGTCCCTCCTTTTTCAGCTTCATCTCTGTAGGCCTTGCATGACCTCACCTACAACCTTTTCACGACAAATCATGTCCTACATAATAACGCTACTTCAGTACTAAATTTTAGACCCTCATCCATTTGGACATACCTTCTAAAACCCATGCCTTACAACTTTGCGATTGTTGTTCAGCCAAGAGAACAATAAGTTGATCGACCTATTGTTTAAAGCTAAACAAGGTATAGGATAATTCCCATACCTTGTCAACACTTTATTTTATTTTTTTTAATCTAATAGAACCATGTATGCTTTGGGATTAAATTTAATAAACCAATCTATTCCCCTTCGCATCTCTTCAATGTTGCCACCAAGTTCACAACCCATAATCGTATCATAGATTGATAATTCCAGGGCGCTTAGTTCTATGCTACCACCACCAAAACGATTGTTGACGACAGCGCCTTCAGTATAAATTTGAATAGGCGCCTTAAAAGGCGCCTTATCTTTTTCTAGTTTAATTCTCATTAGGTTGCTCCCAATCTCCATGATCAAGAGCCATTTCATAGTTATACTCATTGATCATTTCATAAATCATTTCGTCAACCTCCTCAGCCGTGTAGCCTTGGCTTAGGAGTAGAGCTCGTTGCTCTACTTCCCATTCATTTTCAATTATGCTTTGATGATCCAAAGCCATTGCATTCATTTTACCCATTCAACACCCCCTATTTTAAGACTTGTTAAAGTCGTTAGGTTAATAGACCTCCAAGCTTTTCTCGGATTGTCTTTATTATTTTTTAAAACGTTTACATCTATTACTTCCAATAGATGCTCACGATTTCCAAGTAATTCTCCACCAGAAAAAAACTTGTCATTAGTAGGCAATTTACAAGTCATTTTTCTTTTTTCTTTATTTGCTTTCACAAACTCAACAGAAAAAAAACTATTCTTAATTGCTTTTTTCATTACATTCTTATCAAACATATTCACTCGCTTTCTTTTAATGTTTAACATAATATTATATATAGTTATATATTTTCCCATATCAAGAAAATAATAAATTATTTTACGTAAATTTACGTATTATTCTATTGGTTGTGGATAACCTGTGGATAACTTTTTTAGGGGCGCATTGGGGTCTATCAAGTTCAGTTCATGGCTAGGGATCCTAAATCATGCAATTTGCCCTTTTGCCTTTTCGAAAAGGGGGGAACCCCTAAATAAGAACGTAGTACAATATAGTTGTTATATATATAAACTTTTGTACATACGAACTATATGGTATAAAGTTTTGATGGCAGAAGTAGAACAGTTCAAGCGCATTGTTAATTATGATAATATGAATCCTACAGAGTTAGAAACTCTGAAGAAAAAATTATTATTAAGACAGAAAACATTTCAATTAAAAAGTTTAGCGCAACAAAATTTTTTAAAATTTGTGAAACAAGTTTGGCCAGAGTTTGTAGAAGGACCCCATCACATAAAAATTGCAGAAAAGTTTCAAGCATTAGCCGAGGGCCGTATAAAACGACTAATTGTAAATATGCCACCCAGACATACCAAATCAGAATTTGCATCTTTTTTATTTCCCGCATGGATGATGGGCCGTGATCCAAGGCTCAAGATTATTCAAACCACCCACACAGCAGAATTATCTTATCGTTTCGGTCGTAAGGTTCGTAACTTAATGGAGGAGAATACCTTTCAAGATATTTTTGATGAAATAAAATTATCGCAAGATTCAAAAGCTGCAGGTAGGTGGGAGACTAATAAAGGGGGAGAGTACTTCGCTGCAGGTGTCGGTGGTGCTATTACTGGACGTGGTGCAGATTTATTAATTATTGATGATCCACATTCCGAGCAAGACGCCTTATCAGAAACGGCGATGGAGTCAGCTTACGAGTGGTACACCTCTGGACCAAGACAGCGTCTTCAACCAGGTGGTAAGATTGTTATTGTCATGACTCGTTGGTCGACAAAAGATTTGACTGGTCAGTTAATGAAGACCCAAGGTGATGTGAAAGCAGATCAGTGGGACGTGGTTGAGTTTCCTGCAATCTTGGAGAATAAACCTATTTGGCCACAGTATTGGAAGTTGCAAGAGTTAGAGTCGGTTAAAGCTTCATTGTCCGTGGCTAAATGGAATGCACAATGGCAACAGAATCCTACTTCAGAAGAAGGTTCCATTATCAAAAGAGAGTGGTGGAAGATTTGGGAGAAGAGGGAGATGCCTCAAATAAACCACATTATACAAAGTTATGACACAGCCTTTAGTAAAAAAGAAACAGCCGATTATTCAGCAATTACAACGTGGGGCGTATTTTTATATAATGATGTAACACCCAATGTAATTCTGTTGGATATGAAAAAAGGGAGGTGGGACTTCCCGGATTTAAAACGTATTGCCATGGAAGAATATAATTACTGGGAGCCAGAGACAATTATCATCGAGCAGAAGGCTAGTGGTACACCGCTCACGCATGAGCTGCGCCGTGTAGGAATTCCTGTCGTCAACTTTACACCGAGCAAAGGAAATGATAAGCATGTACGTGTTAACTCTGTTTCACCTTTATTTGAAGCAGGACAAGTATGGGCACCAAAAGAGAAATGGGCAGAAGAATTGATTGAAGAATGCGCCGCTTTCCCTTATGGTGATCATGACGATTTGGTTGATAGCATGACACAAGCGTTAATGCGTTATCGTCAAGTCGGATTAGCCGTGCATCCAGAAGATTATGAGGATCCACCGATGTTACAGCAACTACCTTCGCAGAGGGAATATTACTAATGAGTTTCAAAAAAGGATTCACGGTCAAAGAACCTAAAAAGAAGAAGACCAAGAAAGATCGACAAGATGCGTCTTTCAAAAATCCAAAGGCTAAATATTATAAATTCGTGCAACCTAAAGGATTTTCTGCTATGTTGCAAAAAAAACAAAAGAAAACACTGATAACATAATGGCTACTGATATAACAAGCAAATCTAGATCATATCTTGTAAAAGAATTGAACAAAATTAATACTAGAGGAAGTTCTCTCAAACCTAAAAATTTAGATTTATCTAATGAAAAAATAAAGGAAATACTTTTGTTTGAAGAACCTACAAAATATAAAATTACAAAAGGTAAACATGGTGGCCTAGCGAAACGTGGCTACGGTATAGCGAGGAGAGGATAATGGCAGTAGAAAAACCAATTGTTGCAGGTGAAGCTATAATAGAAGAATCACCAACAGATGTTTCATTAGTCGAGGATATTGGGGCAGAAATCACGCCTACAGAAGATGGTGGTGCAATCGTTGGAAACGTTGAAGAAGAAATTGCTGTTGACTTTTCATCAAACTTAGCAGAATCTATTGATGATGACGAGCTCAACAATCTATCAAGTGAGTTAAGACAACAATATGAAGATGATAAAGAGTCACGTTCGGATTGGATCGACTCGTACACAAAAGGTTTAGACCTCCTAGGGTTTAAATACAATGAACGCTCTCAACCCTTTCAAGGTGCAAGCGGGGTTACACATCCCCTCTTGGCTGAGAGTGTTACGCAATTTCAAGCACAAGCATATAAAGAATTATTACCAGCAGGTGGTCCTGTAAAATGTAATATCGTTGGTGATGTTAACGCAGAAGTAGAAGCACAATCACAACGAGTTAAAGATTATATGAATTATATGATCACGGATCAAATGGAAGACTACGATCCTGACATGGATCAAATGTTATTTTATTTACCACTAGCAGGTTCAAGTTTTAAAAAAGTATATTACGATGCTGACTTAGCAAGACCAGTAGCAAAGTTTGTTCCCGCAGAAGATTTAGTTATTCCGTATTTATCTACTGATTTAGATACGACAGAGAGAGTTACGCATGTTGTTAAAATGTCGAAGAACGATATTCGTAAAGCTCAATACGCAGGTCTTTACAGAGATATAGAATTAGAAGATCCTTATGATGAAGAAACTTCTGTTCAAGAAAAATATAATGACATTCAAGGTGAAAAAAAACCAAACAACACAGACACGTATACTTTATTAGAAGTACATTGTGATTTAGACATAGAAGGTTTCGAAGATAGAGACGAGGAATCAGGAGAACCTACAGGTATAAAGATTCCATATGTTGTTACAATTGAAGAAGGGTCAGGAAAAGTTCTGGCTATCTATCGTAACTACAGAGAAGGAGATCCTACTAAAAACAAAATTGAATATTTTGTTCACTATAAGTTTTTACCAGGTCTTGGCTTCTATGGTTTTGGTCTTATCCATATGCTTGGCGGACTCAGTAGGACGGCCACGTCCGTTTTGCGTCAACTCATTGACGCTGGTACACTATCGAATTTACCCGCAGGTTTTAAAGCAAGAGGTCTTAGAATTAGAGATGATGACAACCCAATTCAACCTGGAGAATTTAGAGATGTTGATGCACCGTCAGGAGATTTACGAAACGGATTACTACCTCTTCCTTATAAGGGACCAGATCAAACATTATTCGCCTTACTAGGTTTTTGTGTTGACGCTGGTAGAAAGTTTGCTGCAGTAGCTGATGGAAAAATAGGAGACGGATCTCAAGCAAATCCAGTTGGTACTACAATGGCACTATTAGAACAAGGTTCTAAGGTCATGAGTGCAATTCATAAACGATTACACTACGCACAGAAAAAAGAATTTAGAATTTTAGGCAGAATAATGGCTGAATTCTTACCACCAGAATATCCATACATGGTAGCTGGAGGCAACAGACAAATTAAACAAACTGATTTTGATGACAGAGTAGATATTATACCTGTTTCAGACCCAACAATCTTTTCTATGTCGCAACGTATTACGTTGGCACAAACACAATTACAATTAGCACAGTCAAATCCACAGATTCATAACCAATATGAAGCATATAGACGTATGTATCAAGCAATGGGCGTGCAACAAATTGATCAAATACTACCTCCACCCCCACAACCACAGCCAATGGACCCAGCAATGGAGAATTCACAGGTTT